GACCCTAACGACAACCTCAAGCCCGTGAAGCCCGACCGCTACCGGTCCGCGAAGCGGATCGACGGCATCGCCGCCCACGTGAACGCGCTTTCTCTGGCGCTCCTGCGCGAAACTCCCAGGCGAAGCGCCTACGAAGATCGCGGGATGGAGAGCGCGTGAACCTCTTTGGTCGCCGGCGAGACAAGAGCCCGTCGAACCCGCCGGTCCCACCGCCGCCTCCGCCGTGGACGATGGCGGTCGACATGGCCGACGCCGACACGAAGGCGGTCTCGGGGACCACCGACTTCTCGATGTCGATCCAGGACTGGGGCGGCTGGCCGTGGTTCGGCGCCTACGGGGCGATGTGGCGCCGTCAGCCCGCCGTACGGTCGATCGTCGACTTCCTGGCCCGCAACATCGCGCAGCTCAACCTGAAGGTGTATGAGCGGGTCGACGACACGGACCGCGTCGAGGTCCACGACCACCGGCTCGCCCAGCTCGTGCGGTCACCGAACCCGCGGGCGACACGCTTCCGGCTACTCCGCGACACGGTGTCGAGCGCCTCGATCTACGACCGGGCCTACTGGCGCAAGATCCGCCAGCGTGGCCGCCTCGTGGCCATCGTCCACGTGTCCCCGATGCACGTCATGTACGAGCAGGTCCCGAACGGTGTCGAGCCCCGCTACCAGTACCGGATCGGCCAAGAGGTCGTGCCCCGCGACGACCTGGTGATCTTCCCCGGCTACTCGCCCGAGGGCGGAGAGGTCGGCGTGTCGCCGCTGGAGACGCTGCGCCGCGTGCTCGACGAGGACCAGTCTGCGGTCCGCCACCGGGCCGGCTACTGGCGCAACGCGACCCGCCAATCTGGGGTGATCCAACGGCCGCTCGAGGCGCCCGAGTGGGGGGAGACCGCCCGCGACCGGTTCCGGGCCGACTGGGAGGCGAGCTTCTCGGGCGAGCACGGCGCTGGGCGGACACCCGTCCTCGAGGACGGGATGATATTCAACCCCTCGGCCTTCTCGCCGAAGGACTCGCTGTACGTCGAGGGCCGCGAGCTGACCTACCGCGAGGTCGCCATGGCCTATTTCGGGCCGATGGTCGGCCGGGCGTGGATCGAACAGACCGGCGCCGGCACCGCCGAGAACCATCGCCAGGTCTATCAGGACGTGCTCGGCCCGTGGCTGGCCATGCTCGAGGACGAGATCGCCCTCCAGCTCCTGCCCGAGGTCGAGGACGACCTCAGCGGCCGCGTGTACTGCGAATTCAACCTGGCCGAGAAGATGAAGGGCTCGTTCGAGGAGCAGGCGAAGACGCTCACCAGCTCCGTCGGCGTGCCATTCATGGCGGTATCTGAGGCCCGGGCCCGCATGAACCTGCCGCACATCGACGACGAGGCGTTCGATGTGCCCGTCCAGCCCCTGAACGTCCTCTACGGCGGGCAGGCCGCAGTCACGATCCCGACCGCGACGCCGGGCACCCCTCCGCCTCCGCCCGCCATGGCCGCGGTTCCGCCGCCCCCGGGCCCGCCCCCGCCGATCCCGCTCGCTTCGGCGATCAAGGCGGCGCCACGCGGGGCCGTGCGCCGCCGCGACGAGGCCGCCGACGGGCAGGCCGCGACGATCCGCCGGTTCCTCGAACGTCAGGGCGCCGCTGTCGTGTCTCTGCTCGGCGCCCGCAAGGCTGCCGACGACGGCGTCGATCTCGAGGCGCTGTGGGCTCGGGAACGCTGGAACCGCGAGCTAGGCGACGAGCTGCTCCGCGCCGCGATCCCGCTCGCCACCGTGAGCGGCCAGGCCGCGGCCCGCCAGATCACCGGCGTCTACTCGGTCGACCGGACGATCGGCTGGCTCACCGAAGACGCCCGGATCGCCGCCGAGCGGATCAACGGGCACACCCTCGAGGACCTCCGCCAGGCGCTCGCCGACGCGGACAGCCCGGTCGCCGCGGGCCGCGACGTGTTCGCTTCGGCGACCGCGGGGCGCGCCGACCAGCTCGGCCTCTCCCGGGCCACGTCGCTGATCAACTGGGCCCGGAACGAGGCCGGCCGCCAGTCCTCGGAGGCCGACGGCCGCCTCCGAACGAAGACATGGGTCGTCACGTCCGCCAACAGTCGTCACCGCGAGTGGAACGGCATCACGGTCCCGGTCGGGCGCAAATTCCCCAACGGGGCCGACCACCCCGGCGACTGGGTTCTCGGCGTCGAGCAGGTCGCCGGCTGCCGCTGTCTAATGGATCTCCGCTACGTGAGGAGCTGACATGACCATCACCGACCCCCCCGGCGTCCGCACGAAGCGGCTCCGGACCTCGTTCCCCGTCGTCGAGTTCAAGGCGGGCCGCGACGCCGCCGGGAAGCGCATGTTCACCGCGCTGGTCGCCGTCTACGGCAACGTCGACCTCCACGGCGACCGGATCCGCCCCGGGGCGTTCGACAAGAGCCTCGCGGCGTGGCGCGACTCGCGCGACCCGATCCCCGTCATCTGGTCGCACAACTGGGCCGACCCCCAGGCGTACGTCGGCGAGATCCGCCCCGAGAACGCGAAGTCGACCGAACGGGGCCTCGAGGTCACGGGCACGCTCGACGACGACCCATTCGCCGCCAAGGTCCACCAGCTCCTCGTCAGCCGACGGGTCACGCAGTGGTCGTTCGCCTACGACGTGCTGGCGGAGAAGTCCGCTGACGACGGCGTGAACGACCTCGTCGAGCTGGGCCTGATCGAGACCGGGCCGACGCTCAAGGGCGCGAACCCGATGACCGACACGGTCGGCGTGAAGGCCGAGGGCGACACGGTCACGATCCCCCGCGACGTCGCCGAGACGGTCATCCCGGCCGACATGCTCACAGCCTCTGCCGACGCTGGCGCGAAGCCCGACCCGGAGGCGGCGCCCGCGGACGCCGAGGCGGTCAAGGCCGAGGCGATCACCCGGCTGACCGCGATGCGCGACTGGGCGACCGAGCAGCTCAAGTCGCTGGATCCGACGATCGACCCGGGCGAGAGCGCCGACCTCGACCTGAACGCCCGGCTCGAGAAGGCCCGACAGGAACTGGGGCTGTAGCCTGGCGCGGCCAGGGCCTTCGGAAGCCACGGCGAAGGGGCTCCCCTCTCAAGGGGGGAGCCCCTTCTCGCTCAGGGGACCTCCGGCCCGTGGGCGAAGCACACCCATGCCAGGACGTGCTCGCCTGGCTCACCGATGTGGCAGTCTTTCTGCATCTGATTCCCGAAGCCTTCCTCGTGAGTCAGACACCGCCACCGGCCCTCGTTAAGCTCGCATGCCGCGGCCACTGTGTACATCCCGTCGTCGTAGGCGAATGTCGCCCCTTCGACGGCTGCTTTCACTGTCGCTCTGTTTCCCAATGTCACCTCCTCTCATGCCACCATTTTACTAAATGGCGTTTCGGAGGATCCCCCGTCGTGGCTCCCTGACCTGCGGTTTCGTCGACGTCATTTATGACGGTTCCCTGGTCGGGATTGTCATTTGACACGGCAAATCGCCAATCGGCCTAGTCGGTCGCGCTACCCTGCGCGGTGACACGCGACGAGGGCCGGCAAGCTCGAGGAGCCCGACAGGGCCAAGAGCGAGGACTGGTCGGCAAGCCCCCCACGGGCGAGGCCGCGCAAGCCACGTGAAGCGAGACACCGAGGCCGGAGAGCCTCGACCCCGCACACGAGGAGACCAGTCACATGGCAGTAGCGACCCAGTCGGCGCTCGAGTACATCGAGGGCCAGGCGAAGACCAAGCTCGAGGAGGCGACCGGCATCACGCAGAAGGCCGCCGCCGAGGGCCGCCCGATCACGAAGGAGGAGCGCACGCAGGTCACGGCGCTGCTCGAGGAGGTTTCTAGCCTCCAGGTCAAGAAGACCGAGCTGTCGGACAGCAAGGCGCTCGCCGAGCAGGTCGACCGGATGAACGCCAATCTCACGGCCCCGGTGACGCCGGCGCCCGAGACCGCGAAGTCGCTCGGTGAGGCGTTCGTCCTGTCGAAGGCGTATCAGGCGCTGCGCGGCGGTGGCCTGTCCGGGAAGTGGACGTCGGGGCCCGTGGAGATCAAGGGCTACGACCTC